CACTTCTATAGTGGATTTGCCATCATGAAGAAGGTTTCGTAAATGATAGTGCAAATTACGATGACTCGGAACGAATTGTTCCTTATCAAAGAAATGCTTCCAATTTGGCAGAGGTATGCAGATGGGTTTGTGTTTCTAGTTGATTCTTCTACGGATGGAACATATGAGTTTCTATTGGAAAATCAATCTAAGTACAACATACTTTCCGTAATCCAAACAAGTAAGCCTGTTGATAGGGCTGATATAGAATCAGATGACCGACAGCGTCTGTTTGACGAAGCCCTCAAGTTCTCTGGAAAAATTGTCTGCTTGGACACCGATGAGTACCTTGATGGTACGATGACAAAAGAGCAGTTGGAGTCTTTACTTGAAACTCACAAAGATACCCTATTCCATTCCCTTTGGATTCAGTATCTCAATGAGAATGAGGTGCGGGTTGATGGCCCTTGGCGAGTCAACTGGATGGATCGGGTCGGCTCTTACTCCAAGAGAGCAACATTCAGACATCTACAGATGCACTCCGAACATCTGCCTGTCCCCGCAAATCAACTGTGGATCAATATGCCAAATCTATTCATCTCGCATTTGGCATGGATTGACAAGAGAGCGGTTGCTCTGAAGCAGTACTATTGGAAAATCGTAGACTATGTCAATCGAACCAAGTTTGGAACGAAGACGATTGATTGCAGCGAATATGATAGGTCTGTAAACAACTTCAATTGGCAAGCGGAGTCGTTTCCTTTCCCACTTAGGGTGAGAAAGGACATCTACAACCAACCTCTTGAAAGCAACTACAAGTACCAGTTCATCAAAGAAAATGTAGCCAAGTTCAACATTCCCAACTTGAATGATTGGGGAATGGGGATACACTAAGAGGACTATGGACGAACAACTGCAAAACATTCTCTCTGCTGTTCAAGACTATATCTCAGCAAAGCAAACCAAGAAGGAGTGGGTTGCGGGGCGGGATTGGGTGCAATACGCTGGCCCATACTTTGGCACGGACGAATACACCGAATCAGTAAAGACCCTGCTAGAGGGATGGTTGGTTCTTGGTCAGAATGGCATTCGCTTCGAAGGTCTCTTTCCCAAACTGATGGGCAAGGACTATGGCATTCTGACAAACAGCGGAAGCAGTTCGAACCTAATCATGATGTCTGCGATGACATCAAGAAGGCTCTATGGATTCCCCAAGGGCACAAAGGTCATAACTCCGATTGCGGGATTCCCAACAACGATCAATCCAATTTTTCAGGTTGGCTTTGAACCCGTCTTCGTTGATATCGATCTTGACACCCTGAACCTGAATCTTGATCAGGTCGAAGAACGGGCAAAGGAAGGTTGCAAGATCATCACCTTTGCACATGTCTTAGGCAATCCACCCAACATGAACCGTCTTATGGACATCGTAAGGCAGTATGGGCTGATCCTTCTAGAGGACTGCTGTGATGCACTAGGCTCGACTTTTGAGGGAAAACCACTTGGATCTTTTGGCGAGTTTGCCAGTTGCTCCTTCTATCCCGCACACCACATCACGATGGGCGAGGGCGGTTTCGTGTCCTGCAATACCCATGAGCAGGAGATCGTGATCCGTAGTTTTAGAGAATGGGGCAGGGGTTGCTACTGCGTTGGTCAGAAGGCAAACTTCCTCAAGAATGGATCCTGCAAGAAGCGGTTCTCTAACTGGTTACCTTCTCTACCTGACGAGATTTTTGATCACAAGTATGTCTACGACGAGATTGGTTACAACCTCAAGCCAACTGATCAACAGGCAGCGATGGGATTGGTGCAACTCAAGCGTCTTCCACAGATCATCGAACTGAGAAAGAGGAACTACGACAGGCTGAAGTCGATCTTCGGCAAGTATGAAGACTGCTTTATCATTCCCCGCGCAACGGAAGGCTCTGATCCTGCTTGGTTTGCTTTTCCCTTGACAATCAAGGATGGATGTGGCTTCAAGCGCAAGGACATCGTTGACTACTTGGAGGAAAACAAGATTCAGACCCGCCCATACTTTGCAGGGAACATCATGTTGCAGCCTGCATACACGGGCATGATGGATTCTGCGCGGGTGATCTCTGACTTCCCGAATGCGCGTAAAGTTACAACAGATACTTTCTTCTTGGGTACTAGCCCCGTGATCACCGAGCCACAGATGGACTACATAGAGAAGACCGTCGATGACTTCTTCACAAAGAAGAGAGTTCGTCTCGCAGTCATCAATGGAGTTTAATCATGAAGATCGTATATGTGACGGGCTGCTTGGGCTTCATCGGTTCCTATGTGACACGCCTCTGCTTGGAGCGGGGGTGGTATGTCAAGGGCGTGGACAAGATGACCTATGCTGCAAACGAAGACTACCTGAAGGAGTTCTCTTCTCATAAGAACTTCTCATTTGTTCATTGCGACATCAACGATCTCAAGTTCCTATACGACTGTGACTATGTCATCAATACGGCAGCAGAAACCCATGTTGGCAATTCCATCACCAACAGCGATGACTTTGTGTGTTCGAACATCAACGGTGTCCACAACCTATTGAAGTTGATCAGGAACTACCGCGCCGAGGAGAGTAGAAAACCAACGCTGCTGCACTTCAGCACAGACGAGGTCTATGGCGACATCGTTGGTGGAGCGCATACAGAAAATGACTTGCTCAAGCCGTCGAATCCATATTCTGCGACCAAGGCGGCAGCAGATATGCTCATCTTGGCGTGGGCAAGAACCCACGGATTGCCGTATGTAATCGTCCGACCGACGAACAACTACGGTATCGGTCAGTATGTCGAGAAGTTGATTCCAAAGACATGCAAGTATCTTCATTTGGGGAGGAAGATCCCCCTGCACAACAACGGAACCCCGATTCGCACATGGTTACATGCGGAGGATACGGCTAGGGCGATCATCAAGATCATTGACCTAGGAGTCCAAAACGAGATCTACAACATCTCAGGTGGATTTGAGCAGTCAAACATGGATACCGTTCGGAAGATCCTGTCTTGCTTGATCGGAAACGACAACTACGATATGAATCAGTTCATCGATCTGTCTTTCTCCCGCGTTGGTCAGGATCTTCGCTACTCCCTTGATGACTCCAAACTCAGATCGTTGGGTTGGTCTCCCATCAAAAAGTTCGACTTGGAACTCCCAAGTATTGTTGACTACTACAGAGAAAGATTTGTATGGTAATTGGGAACACCACTCATTCAGGAAGCAAACCAATGATGACCAAGGAAGAACTGATATCGTTCGAAACAGAGATAGGCGATCTTTTCAATCAGGGAAAGATCAAAGCACCCATCCACCTTTACCACAGCAACGAGGACTTGATGATTGAAATCTTCAAACTCGTAAATGTTGAAAATGATTGGGTGTGTTGTACTTGGAGAAATCACTATCAAGGATTGCTCAAAGGTGTTCCTGTGGAAGTGATGCGGCAAAATATCATTGAGGGAAAGTCTATGGTTGCAAACTTTCCAGAACACAAGTTTGTGTGCAGTTCTATCGTTGGGGGAATACCCTCTATCGCAACAGGAATCGCATTGGCCCTATCTTTGCAAGACAAGAAAGGAAAGGTATGGTGTTGGGTCGGAGACATGTCGGCAGAAACTGGGGCTTTCCACGAAGCGTACAAGTACAGCCTCAACAAGAGACTACCGATCACCTTCATTGTTGAAGACAACAAGAAGTCTGTTTGTACTCCCACTTGTTCAGTATGGAACAGAGAAAGACCTTACTATCTCGAAAAAGACTATCAGGGTGGTCTGCTGATGCAGCAAAACTTGATTTACTATCAGTACGACAACGAGAAGTACCCTCACGCGGGGGCGGGTATGCGAGTACAATTCTAAGGAGAAACCATGAAATACTTTGACGAACTGAAGAAGGCGATGACTTTGCTTGCAGACCACCCAAAGACCATTTTCATTGGGCAAGCCGTGGAGTTCGCTGGAACTGGACTGTATGATTCTCTTACACACATTCCGAGCAACAAGAAGATGGAACTTCCCGTGGCAGAGTACTTCCAATGCGGTCTTGCTAATGGGATGGCACTTGAAGGAATGATTCCTGTTTCGACTTTTCCTCGTTGGAATTTTCTTCTCATGGGAGTAGATCAGATTGTCAATCACCTTGATAAGTTCAAGGAAATGTCGAATGGAAAATTCCAACCAAAGGTAATTATACGAGTTGCTGTCGGTAGTGAAAGACCCGTAGATCCACAATGTCAGCACAAAGGCAACTTTTCTGAAGCATTCAGATCAATGTGTAAGAATACAGAGGTTATCGAATTACACGAACCAGAAGACATTGTCCCTGCTTATCGCAAAGCACTAGAAAGAACGGATGGAAAGAGTACTATTGTTGTTGAGTTTGCAGACCACTCAAAGGAAAAGTGAAACAAGCAATTGTCCATGGACATACTGATTACAGGTGGAAATGGTTATATTGCAAGAAGCCTCGTATCGGGATTGGGTGATCGATATAACATCACCGCCACCACTCGTACCGACTTTGATATCACCGATTCAAAGCAAACATCAGATTGGTTTCGTGGTAGAGTCTTCGACGCTGTGATCCATACCGCAATCATGGGTGGCAGTCGGCTTCAAGAAGATGATTCGGGAGTTGTAGAGATGAACTTGCGGATGCACTACAATCTGTTGTCGAACAGGGACAAGTTCGGCAAACTCATTTCGTTTGGATCAGGCGCAGAGATTTTCAGCCCTGACACTCCATATGGATTGAGCAAGAGAGTGATTGCAAATTCTGTTCGGCAAACATCAAACTGGCACAGCATAAGAATCTTTGGTGTGTTTGATGAAAATGAACTGCCCACGCGGTTCATACGAGGCAACATACATCGCTACTTGAAAAATGAACCCATGCGAGTTCATGCAGACAAGATCATGGACTTCTTCTACATGAAGGATTTGGTGTCTGTGGTGGACAGGTACTTGAGTACACAAAACCCACCCAAAGAAGTGAACTGTTCGTATAGAGAAAAACACTCACTAACGGACATAGCATCACAAATCAACACACTAGCGGAGCATAGCGTACCAATACAAGTTGAACATGGGGGAATGTCTTTTTACTGCGGTGAACATCTAGAGATGGATGTACCCCTCGTTGGGTTTCGACAAGGACTGATTGAAACATTCAAAGCACTCTTGAACAAAGAACCATCACAATGAAAATACACATCAACTACGCACATGGAAAGTACCTTAAGTCACAAGAACATTGCTGCAAGACCGCCTTGGAGATCGGCGGGTGTGACACCTCCATCCCATACGGACTGAAAGACTTGGATGCCGACTTCGTCAGTCGAAATGCCTACACGCTTTCCCAACCAAGAGGTGCGGGATACTGGGTATGGAAGCCATACTTGATATACAAGACTATGCAATCTATGGGCCCAAACGATTGGCTCATGTACACCGATTCGGGAATGTACTTCGTTCGAAACCCATGGCTATGGGTGGAGTCTGTTCTTGATGAGATAGGAGAGAGGGGAATCATTACCTTCTGCTCGGGATGGACGAACAAGCAGTATTGCAAGAGAGATGCTTTCGTTCTCATGGGATTGGATGAGCCGAAATACACGGATGCCGAACATCGAATGGCTAGTGTCTTTGTCTGCCGCAAGACCCCATTCTCATTAGCGTTTGTGGAGGAGTGGTTGAAGTACGCGCAGGATCCGAGGATCATCTCAGACTTGCCTAACACACAGGGGTTGCCGAACTATCCCGAATTCAAGGATCACAGGCATGACCAAAGCATCATGAGTTTGCTTGGGATCAAGCACGACACATATCTTTGGACAAAGAAGGACATCACGCAATACAGCAATCCCGAAGACCATTGCATCTACCACACAAGGAATCCGAACTGATGAAGATTCACATCAACTATGCACATGGAGCATTTCTAGAGGCTCAACGCCTGTGCTGCGAAACAGCCATTTCCCGTGGTGGATTTGATGTATCTATCCCATACAGCATCGATGATCTTGATCCCAATTTCAAGCAACAGAATTCCTACATTCTCTCACAACCAAGAGGCGCAGGGTACTGGATTTGGAAACCGTATCTAATCCTCCGTCATCTTCATGAGATGAGAGAGGGTGATTGGTTGATGTACACGGATTCGGGAATGCACTTCTGTGATAACCCGTGGAATTGGATACTCCCCGAAGAAAGTCAGATGGGCGACAAAGGAATCATGACCTTTGGTACATACTCAACTGGTGGAATGTGGACTAAACGAGATTGTTTTGTATTGATGGGTATGGATAGTGAGGTTGTTCGAAACACACCGCAAAGGATATCTAGTCCGTTCGTTTGTAAAAAGACACCATTTAGCATCGCATTTGTAGAGGAGTGGTTGAAGTATGCATGCGATCCTAGAATCGTTACAGATCTTCCAAACACACAATCTCTGCCTAATTTTCCCGAATTCAGAGACCATAGACACGATCAAAGTATCTTGAGCCTACTCACAATTAAATACGACACTTATGTGTACACCAAGAAAGAGATTCTAAACCATGGAAACAAACAAGACCCTTGCTTGATCTGCCATGGTTTGTCCAACCCCCAACTGATTGCACAGGAAAGAGGCAAGCATGTTGGTAATGAACGACCTCTTGTTTGCTACATGAGCAAGAACAAGTTTTCTGAACTGGGAAATCAAGGAGAGGCAAAATGAAATGTATGGTAACTGGAGGGGCAGGATTCATCGGCTCCCACTTGGTGAATACGCTGCTGAAGGATGGACATACAGTCATCTGTGTGGACAACGAAAGTTCTGAGGGGCACGAATCTTTCAAGTGGAACGACCTAGCAGTCAACAAAAACATCGATATCAATGAACTGGAAGTATCGGACTTCGAAGGAGTCGATGTTGTATTCCACATGGCAGCAGAGGTCAGTATTCCCCGCTGTATTGCAGACCCCACCAAGACATTCAGATCGAATGTAACGGGCACATTCAATCTACTGGACTGTGCGAGAAAGGCAGGGGTCTCTCGCTTTGTCTTTTCATCAACATCGGCAATCTATGGGATGGGCGATGCTTCTTTCGGTTTGTACGGAAGTCAGAATGAGATGAGCAAGACCGACTGCCTGAACATCTATTCCACAAGCAAGTTGATGTGTGAAGAGTTGTGCAAACTATACAGCAAGCCTTTGGCTACCAACAACGGCGTTAATTACATGGACACCGTTTCTCTGCGTTACTTCAATGTATACGGAGAGGGACAGTCCAACAAAGGTCAGTATTGCCCCGTTGTGGCTGTATTCAAGCGGCAAAAGGATGAGGGTGTCCCCCTCACAGTAGTCGGAGATGGAATGCAGACGCGAGACTACATCCATGTCTCTGACATTGTGTCTGCTAACATTGCTGCTGCTAATTCAAGCAAAAAATTCAATGGCGACATCATCAACATCGGGACGGGAACCTCCCACTCTGTTATTGAGATTGCCAAGGTGATCGCGGGTGATGAAGGAACGATTCGATTCCTACCACCAAGATCGGGCGAGGCAAGACACACGCTTTGCAATTGGCAAAAGGCAAAGGAACTATTGGGTTGGTCTCCAAAGGTTTCCTTGATGAATTGGCTGATCTGAGATTGTCTTTCTCTGAAAGTGTGGTACTATGTCCGAATCAATGACGGACAAGATCGAACTCATCATCCTCCGCAGTCTTCTCCACCGACCCGACTTTACGCGCCGTGTGCAGCCGTTTCTCAAGCAGGAGTACTTTCACGACCCCTGCGAGAAGCGGCTTTTCAACACGGTGTCGGAGTTCATTGAGAAGTATGCCACCGCTCCCACCCGCGAAGCCTTGAAGATCATCCTCAATCAGCAGGATGGGCTGTCTCAGGGTGAGTTTGATGAGTGCGTCAAGTTGGTGGAGTGCTTGGAGAAGTCGGGCGAGGAGCCTG